CAATTTCACGCAGCAGTTAAACGCCTCGGGAACATTTAGTGGCAGCTTATTGCTATCAGGTGTAGACGCAGCAACTTACAATGTAGACGCCGCAACAATCCCGGCGCGAACCGCTGTGTATGTAGACAGAGACGGCACGCTAATTTGGGGCGGTATTTTGTGGGGACGCGATTACGACTCAAAGAGTCAGACATTAAAATTACAGGCGAGAGAATTTGAGTCATACTTCGAACGACGCAGAATAACAACAACAACAGTATTCAACGCAGTAGACCAATTAACCGCAGTACAGACTCTAATAACAAACGCGCAAGCAGCTTCGGGTGGCAACATAGGAGTTCAACTAGGCGGCGAGACTTCCGGCGTAAACATCACACGAACATTTTACGGTTACGAGCGCAAGACTGTTTACAGCGCAATCCAAGATTTATCCAAAGCGTTAGACGGATTTGATTTCAGAATTTATGTCTACTACGACAGCAACGGCAACCCGGCAAAACTATTAAAACTAGGCTATCCAAGATTAGGCGAAACCTATACAACAACATCATTAACAATTCCTGTCTTCCAATTACCCGGAAACATTGTCGAATACACTTATCCCGAAGACGGTTCAATCGCAGCAAACACCGTGTACGCATTAGGCGCTGGTTCTAATGAAGGCAAGCTTATTGAGACAGCGGTAGACGGACAAAAACTAATTGACGGTTGGCCATTGTTGGAAGAAGCACCTAACTATTCAGACATTTCAGACGCAACTTTGTTGGAGCAGTTAGCGCAAGGTCAAGTAGCAGTTATTTCTTACCCACCGACAACAATCAAACTCAGTCAGACACCTACCATGGATCCAATTTTAGGTTCGTACGAAATCGGAGACGACGCAAGATTTATTGCATTAGATGACCGCTTCCCAAGTGGCATAGACGCAATTTACAGAGTCGTGGCTCTAAACGTAACAGCAGGCGAAAACAACAATCCTGAATTAGTAACTGCTACCCTAACATTTGTAACTAACAGCACAGCAGGCGAGGGAACATCATCAATCGCTATTAGCGGGTACTAAGGAAGAAAAATGCCATACATCAATTATCCGCCGGCGCTTAAAGACATCATTGACGATTTACAAAACAGATTACGCAAACTTGAAACAGGCACGCGCTTCACCTTTCCTGCTGTAACATCAGACCCTAGCAATCCACGAATTGGCGACGCATGGTTGAATACAACAACCAATCAAGCCAAAATTGTGGACAGCGCAGGAACCGTACGAATACTGACTTGGACATAAAATGACTGTTGAACAATGGGTGGGACTTTCAGTAGGCGTATCAACGCTAATCGGCGCAGTAGCAATGGGTGTAAGGCACTTGGTTAAATACTACCTAGCAGAATTAAAACCCAATTCAGGTTCCAGCATGAGAGACGAACAGACGCGTCAAGGCGAGTCAATCAAACGCTTAGAGGACAGAGTCGATGAAATTTATCGCCTACTTCTTAATCGCGCTTAGCCTCAGCGGGTGTGGGTATCAGGGATACACGCGCTACCCTTGCCAAGAATTTGAGAATTGGGCAAAGGCAGAATGTAATCCACCGCAATGTGAAGCAATCGGACAATGTACAAAGGATTTATTACCAGATGTGGAGACGCAAAATGGCTAGACGTAAATTTACCCCGGAAGAATTACACGCACGCCTAATCGTAACAATAGGAATTCTTTTGGCCGTAGTCTTCGCAGGTTCAGTCTTCGCCATGCTGTACGCATTAGTGTTCGTAACGCAGCCAATGGCGCAAGCACCTAACGACGCAGCGTTCATTGACCTCGTATCTACCTTGTGCGTATTTCTTACTGGTACGCTCTCGGGCATACTTTCGGCAAACGGATTAAAGTCCAAGCCTAAAAACAAAGAAGAAGGGGAAACAAATGAGCCTCAGCAAAGTGCTTGAATTGTGCAAGGCAACAGTTGGCTACACAGAAAACACAAATAACGACACGACATTCGGCAAGTGGTTCGGCCTCAACAATCAACCTTGGTGCGCGATGAGCGCTTCAAAAATGTACTTCGACGCTGGCATTATTGAGTCTGTGGCAAACACGAAAAAAGGATTTGCCTCATGTGACGCTTGGTTGAAGTATCTAGCGAAAAACAATCAGTTGGTACCGGTCGGACAAGCGCAGCCGGGAGACCTAGTCTTCTACCAGTTCGACGAAGACGCGCAGCCTGACCATGTAGGAATTGTCCAGTTCAACAACAAAACATTTAAGACGATTAACGCCTACGAAGGCAATACATCAGGCAACGCAAAAGGCAGCCAATCCAACGGCGATGGGTTCTACTTGAAGAAGCGTGGCTACGGTACGATTATGGCAATCGCAAGACCAAAAGGAGTAGCATGAATAAAACATTAAAAGCAGCATTGGCCTCATACGGCCGCGCAGCGCTAGTAGCAGTTGTAGTAGCAGTTTCAATGGGCAAGACAGAGCCGCGTGACCTACTAACAGCAGCAGTAATCGCAGTAGCCGCACCGTTGCTACGAGCAATCAATCCTAACGACACAGCATTTGGCGTAGTAGCCAATAAAGCAGCAGCAGAGATTGAGAAGCTTCTAAAAGCAGACGCAAAGAAGGCAGCAAAGAAGTCCGCAAAATAAGGATAAAAACTAAATAGCGAGGAACCTCCAACTGACGGGGAACGGTTGGAGGTTCTTGCATTTAGCGGCTAAGATTATCCACAGGAGGCATACACATGGGTCTAGCAAAGAAGTTGCAGGAGATTGGCGAAAGCAAAAATCAGAATGTTTGCTACTACAAGAAAATGTACGACTCTTTATCACCGGAAGACCAAAAGGCATTAGACGACGCATGGGCGAAGAAGTATTCGGCTAACGAGATTTTGATGGCGTTGCGAGCAGAGGGAATTAAAAGCAGCAACGAAGCAATCAGGCGACACCGAATTGGAGCATGCGGATGCCAAGAAAAGAAATAGAAGACATACTAAGCGAGCGTCAAAACATTTACGGAGACGCACATAAAAACTTCGCAATTACTGGCCGCATTTGGGGAGCCATGTTGCAGACAGACGACATTCCAGCATGGCAAGTGGCACTCATGTTAGACGCATACAAGAGCGTTCGGTGCTTCGCTAACCCGGCGCACGAAGATTCATGGCAAGACAAACTCGGTTACACAATTCACGGCCGAGAGATTGCGATGACAGATGAGCCTTAAAGACAAGTTCGACGAAATGCCAGAAGACATTGAAAGCAGCGACGTAACAGAATTACGCCGGGCGCTCATGCGTACCCAAAAGAAGTTGATGGAGACAAAGCAAAAGGTAGACGACCTAGTAGCGGCAACACATCAAGCAGCTTATGACGCAACATTATCGGCAGGAAGAATTAACCCGGTACCGGAACCGAAGATAGACAAGAGTAAGAAAAAACCGGAAGTAGCATTGTGGCATTTGACGGATTGGCAAGGCGCAAAGAAAACAACAAGTTACAACAGCGAAGTAATGCGCGAGCGGGTAATGACATTCGCAGACAAAGCAACAAGAATTACAGAAATCCACAGAGCAGACCACCCGGTAGATGAAGTCTTTATCCTCTTCGGAGGGGACATGATTGAAGGCCTCTTCAACTTTCCAAGTCAAGCATTTGAGATTGACTCCACGCTATTCGAGCAGTATGTAAATGTAAGCCGCCTGTGCGTAGATGTAGTACGGCACGCGCTAACTAATTACAAGAAGGTTACTGTCGTCCCGGAGTGGGGAAATCACGGCAGAATAGGAAGCAAGCGAGACAATGTGCCGCGCTCGGACAACTTCGACCGCATGTGCTACGAATTGGCAAAGCAGCTTCTACAAGGCGAAAAGCGATTGACATGGCAGGATTGCCCGGAAGACATACAACGAGTCGAGATTGGCAACTACCGCGCACTTCTCATTCACGGAGACGAAGTAGGGCGCAACGGATTCGCCTCACCGGGAGCGATTGTGCAACACGCGAACAGATGGCGCAGCGGTTCTTACCCATGGGATTTTAGAGATGTATACATCGGTCACTACCACACACACGCAGAGTGGGCTATGGCAAACGGACAAGGCTCGGTGTACCAAACGGGCAGCACAGAGAGCGATAACCGATACGCAGGAGTAATGCTCGCAGCAAGCGCAACTCCGTCTCAACGATTGCACTTCATAGACCCGGTAAAAGGCCGCGTCACAGCAGGATACAAAGTGTGGTTGGACTAATGGAGAAGACATTGGAAATACATTTAGCAGAGCAGCGAGACGCAATACGACAAGCGATTATTGACCAACCGGAACCGGAAGACATGAGTTGGGCAAGCAAGATTGCGTGGGAACGAGCAAGAATTGAATTTCTCAGAATTGTAAACGGAGCAGCAGATGCCTACATACGAATTTAAGTGTCCAAAATGCTTCCGATTGGAAGAGCAGTACTTCGGATTCAAAGACGAACACAAACTACTTTGCCCGGGCTGCAAAACAGAGATGGGCAAAGTTATAGGCGCAGCGCCGGCTATCTTTCACGGAGGAGGGTGGGGCGGAAAGCCTTAACCGTTAGTAATCCAAGACTTTCCATTTCTATCTTGTAAAGCAAACTGAACAGCACCGCCGGAGTAAATGTCGTACTTAATTGCTGTTTGAACAGCGCGCTCCACTACTTCCACAGCTTCTTCCCAATCATCAACCTCAGCGACATTAAGAGCGTCGGCAGCACCAAGAGCCAATTCCATGCCGGAGCCGGTCACATAAACCCGGTTAGAAGTACGCTCCACACCATAGGCCTCGTCAATCAAATACAAAACGCCATTGACAGCAACAATAAACTCATTGTCGTGCTGGGCAACATCTCCATCATCTTTCATGTCGTAACCCGCAGCTTGAAAACATTTACGCAGAGCAGGAACAAAGACATTGACCATAAATTTATCAAGATTAGATTTAGGTGGAGCAGGAGGATTAAACGCGTGTTGAATAAGGTTCATGCCGCGAACAAGACCAGCAGCAGCAACAAGGTATTTACCGTTCCGAGCGATTTTGCCCATAGGGGA